GTTTGTGAAGTGCTTCCTTCTTGAACTACAGTTGTAGAAGTTGCATTAAGTGTGTTACCTTTTCCATCTGTAGATGCCCAAGTATAAGAAGTAATTGCAGAACCACCATTGTTTGGTGCGGTCCAAGATACTGTGTCTAAATCTACTCCAGTTGTTGCAGTTGGAGCAGATGGAGTTGCTGGAACAGTTGTTATTGTTGGAGCATTAGACGCATCAGAAGCAGCAGAAGTTCCTGCTGCGTTACTTGCTGTTACTGTAAATGTTGGCGTTGAACTGGAGGTTAAACCAGTTACAGTTATCGGAGAAGATGACCCAGTTGCTGTCTGACCTGTGCTTGCTGTTACTGTAAATGATGTGGCAGCAGGAGAAAGTGCGGGTAAAGAAAATGTAACAACTGCTGCGCCATTATTAAATGCACGGCCTGTTCCTACGTTTGTTGCAGTACCAATAATTGGCTTTAATGGCTCCAAAAAGTCATTTGACGCTTGGGACTTTCTACCTGATTTCTTACCTGCTGCCATTTGTATCTCCTAGTTTCTTATTGAATTTTGTATTACGCTGTCAAGTCGCCGTAGACAACCCATGTGTTTTCTGCTCTCTTGAAAAGAGTTGCAGATGACCATTGAGTTCTCAACTTGAGACCTGGTGTTGCATTTACAGTTACTCCTGCTGCTCCAGCAATTGTTACCTGACCTGTTCCAGTCTGTAGAATATCGAATGATGTTCCTACTGGGTAGGCAATTGATGAGTTTAGCGGAATTGTTAATGTAAGTGCTGAAGATGATCCCATTTCGATTAGATCATCTCTGTGGTCTAATGTTGATAGGGTATAAGATGCTGACTTTTGTGTAATTGGTGTATATGAGTCTACCTTTGCTGCAAGTGATGTTGTAATTGTTGAAGCAAAGTTAGCATCATCACCAAGGGCTGCAGCAAGTTCGTTAAGTGTGTTAAGTGCGTTTGGTGCACCATCAATAACTGCTGTTACTTCTGCAATTGCTTCAGATTTTGCTGTAGCGATTGCTGTGACTGTTGCTGTTGATACTGGCTTATCAGCATCTGAAGTATTGTCGACATTTCCAAGACCTAATGATGCTGCTGTAACTGCTGCAACATCTGCTGTGGTGGCCAAAAGAGATGTATCTACAATTCCATGTACATTTGTTGTGTCTGAGTTATGTGCTGACACTGCATCATCAGCATATGTCTTAGTTGCAATTGTTGAATCAACAGTGAACTGCTCTGCAACTCCGTCCCATGCAAGACCTGTACCTGCAAGTGTTGCCTGATCTACTTCTGCTCCTGAAACTGCGTCTGTAAGTTGTTGCTGTGTAACAAGGACTGTGGTATCAACAATTCCGTGGACATTTTCTGTCTCTGAGTTATGTCCTGTTAGATCTCCTGTAGTTGCTAGAAGAGAGGTGTCTACAATTCCGTGTACATCTGTTGTATCTGATTCGTGTGCAGATAGCGCACTTGCTGCTGCTGTTGTTGCTGTATTAACATCTCCTGTAGTTGCAAGAAGTGATGTATCGGCAATTCCGTGTACGCTAGTTGTAGCATCACTATGTGTAGTTGTTAATAGGTTTGCTGTATCAACAATTCCGTGGACATTTTCTGTCTCTGATGCGTGAGCAGATAGTGCTGATGCTGCTCCAGTAGTTGCTGTATTAACATCTCCTGTAGTCGCAAGAAGTGATGTATCAGCAATTCCGTGTACACCCATTGTATCTGTATTATGTGTTGTTATTGCTGTGCCTATCTCAGTTGTAACATCTGCTGACAAGGCTAAATGAGCAGTGTTGTTAATTCCATGAACACCAGTTGTGTCATTTGAGTGCTCAGACAAACTGGTAGTAATTGTAGTAATGAATGCTGGATCATCACCAAGTGATGCTGCTAGTTCATTAAGGGTATTTAGGAGATCTGGAGCACCATCAATAATTGCTGCTAGTTCTGCTGCATTGGCAAAATACTGTAATGCTGACCAGGCTGAAGAGCCGTTACCCATCTTAAATTTGTTTGTGTCGGTTTCAAAACCGATTTCACCTGCTGCTAATACTGGATTGGCAGCCGTCCATTGGGCTGCAGTACCTCTGCGCTGTTGCATTCTTGTTGCCATTTATATCTCCTTATGGGGTCTGCCCATGAACTAGTCTTATTATAACATCAATTTTTTAATTGAAATTATCTACTACACTACCGCCATCGAATACGACAGTCCATTCTGTTGTGTCTGGTCCGCCTGCATCCAATCCTATGCCCAGTGGGCTATTAAATGATCCACCTTCATAGAACTGGGATACTATGAAACCAGTTCCATCAATTGCGGTATCGTGAATGTGCTGTGGAAGATTGTTTGTATCATCAATAGTTGCCTGGGTATACCATGTACCATTGTAATAGAAGTTAACTCTATTCGTTAGAGTATCTAACCACTGTGTTCCGTTAGTTGGTGAAGAAGGAGCAGTTGAGCCAACAGCCATAGATCCTGTTAGGGAGTCTACATAAGCCTTAGTCGCTGCATGTGATGCAACAGTAGGAGTTCCTACTGTTACTGCACCTCCGAATGTACCGCCGTTAGTTACGACTAATCCATTTTTGACCTTGAAGTCTTTATCGACTGTTGCCATTTACTACTCCTTCTTCTAACTATTTATTTTTTATTACTTTAAAAGTGTTCCAACAACAGCGACTGTTGAGTCATTGTTGAGGGTTGCGACACGAAGACGAACATCGTTGCCAGAAACATCTGCTGAAACGGATCCAAGATCACCATTTGTTCCAACCATTGCGTATTCTGTAATAGCGACATTGTCTGATGTGTCAAGTGTTAGGATAACCTTTGAAACCTCTGTGTGAGATCCATTGGCAATCTTAACAAGGAACTCAGCAGAACGATAGTCTGCCTTAGCCCATAGAACTGCTGTGCTTGTGCTTGCAGTTGCGACAGTTGCCTGTGCTGCTACTTGCTTTGCTACTGAGGCAATCTCTACTGCAGGGAAATCTGGAGTTACTGCTTCAAGAGCAGTTACTGCACGAGCATCTGTGAAGTAAAGGTTTGTTGTACCTTCTACAAGGTCATCAGTATCAGAATCTGCTACACCGTTTTCTGCGGTGATGATAAGACCTGTAGTACTGTCACCTGTAATTGCGATATTTGTTAGTGATGCATTGAGAAGAAGATTTGCTGCTGAAGCCTTTGCACGAGCATCTGTGTGGTAAAGGTTTGCTCCTCCCTCTTCAATATCATCTGTGTCAAGACCATTTATTGCATTTGTTGTAAATGTCTCAGCATTAGTCTGTGCTGTTGAAGCAGAACCTGCTGCATCGTAGTTGATTGCAAGGCCGTCTGCGTAGTTTTCTGCTGCAAGTTGTGCTGCTGCTGCTGCACCATACATATCGTATGCTGCTGCTGTTGCTGCAAGGGCTGCTGTGTTGAAGTCTGAGATATCTGCTGCATCAAGACCAGTTACAGAAATTGTTGCTCCTGTAATGTCAATGTTTGCTCCTGCAGTTAGAGTATCTTGCTTACCTGCTGCGATTGTCTGAAGATCTCCAATAATATCTGGGTTGTCCTGAAGTGCTGCTGCCAACTCATTGAGTGTATCAAGTGTTGCTGGTGCTGAATCTACAAGATTTGCAATTGCTGTATCGGCATATCCTTCTGCTGCAAGTTGTGCTGCTGCTGCAGCACCCAATGCATCGTATGTACCAGAAAGATTTAATGCTGTAATAGCATTATCTGTGTAAGTATTTGCATCTGTTTCTGCATCCGTAATCTGTCCCTCAAGAGTTGTTACTGCTGCTGAAAGAGCATTAGATGCTGTAAGTTCTGCTGCTGTTTGTGCTGCGTTAGCCTTTGAAGTAGCATCTGCTGCTGCATCTGCGATTGCTTCGCCCTTAGCGGTAGCAACTTCTGCATCTGTTGCAAAAGATCCATTTAGGGTTGTAGAAATTTGTACATTTTGTGAACCATTGAAGTTAACTTGACCAGTTACATCTCCAGTAAGTTCAATTGTACGAGAAGTTTCAAGTGTTGTTGCTGTATCTGCATTACCAGTTACATCACCAGTTAGATTTGCTGTAATTGTACCCGCAGCAAAGTTGCCGTTAGCATCACGCTTTACGACCTTGTCTGCTTCGTTTGCTGAGGTGGCTGTTCCACCAATTAAATTGACGATGTATGTTTGATCGTCTGATTTCTTAGTAAGAACGTCAAAATTGTTTACTGTTGCTGTTGTGCCTTCGACAATGAGACCATTCTTTACTTTAAAGTCTTTTACTACTGTTGCCATTTTATTATCTCCTTAGTTATGCCTTAAGTCCTATACGGGCGAACCGTGCAGTGACTGGCTTGATCGCAGGATCTGGAGTGACTGTAATAGCCACGGTATTTCCAGTGCGAGAGACGCTTATGGTGCCAATATTCCCATCATTGTCTATTGTTCCGTATTCGCTGACTGATACATTTGCACCGTCAACGAGAATTGTTAGTTCGGTTGCATAGAACTTGTTGTCCCCTGCTGTGGTCTTGGATATTGAAATAATATACTTAACCATACGCCAAACTGTAGCATCAAAGTTATCAATTACAGTTACGTTCTCAATACCAGTGATTGTATTTTCATTGTTACCATAAGAACCCAAATCTGTTGCTTGGGCAGTTGCGGTATCAATTAAATCTTCATAATTTTCTTGAGTAGGCCTATCTCCTGTTTCAAAGAGAGCCTTTACGTTTGAAATTGATATTTTCGCCATGTGGTAATTATAACACCCCTTTTAATAATACTATTAAAGAATATAGTTGCTGTAGCCAATTACCTGTAGCGGAATTGGCGGGGGATTAGTTTTAGAATATCCAAACACACTTACGTTAATAAACTGAACTCTAAATGGCAAAACCTCTTCAACTCTAGCCTTTGGCTGGAAGTGATCTATCCTTATTCTTTTGACATCAAGGTCTTTGATTTGTGTGTGAGCAAGCCTATGTGTTGTTCTGTAAAACTCTTGTGGTAGTGGGGTTAGGTTTGTTGTCATTAATTTGTTACATCTTCAATGATAACCATTGACCCTTTGGCTACCGTCCAAACTCTGCCCTCTGATAAAAGTTCTGTAAGTTGGATGTCAAAGATGTCTCCCGTCTCAAGAAGTTCTGATTGAGAAGATGTAATATTTACCGTGAAACTTCCCTCTGTATCTTGAAACTCAATTGGCTGAGGGGATAAAGAAACAATGAGTGCTCCATTACGACGAATGTCCATATCAACTTCCCAGTCATCAAGAAGCAGTGGCTCTCTTGCATCGTTAGTTACATAAACACGAAATGCTGCAGAATCTCCACGAACAACAGTCCAACGAATTTCTGGAGGTGCTGCACCTAATGCATAAGAGTCTGTGGGTTGGTTTCTGAAGGTAGCCATAATGTTATTATATCACGACAACCCGTCTTTAAGGGCTCCCCAGGTACCGTTACCTTTTGTTTGAACAATTAGCATTCCACCTTCAGCAAGCGTTGCCTGAATAGCAACAACTGCTATATATCTTGCTGGGCCAGTTGATGGACGACCCGCAACAAGGGTTCCAGTATTGTCTACATAAATTTTTGTTCCAGCAGAACCCAAACCTGTTGTATTCATTTGAATAACTCCAGAGACAATAACCAAACCATTAGAATTATTTGGAATATCATTTTTTACTAAACCTAAAATTGGAACATCTGGATTATGAGATACACTTGATGGATCATATTTTTGAATTAATGATTTTCCAGAAAGACTACCACTAATAAATACTGGAATGCCCTGAGAAATTGCTGTGCCTGTAGTATTTCTAACATCAAGATATGCTGCGCCGTATCCCAGGGGAGGAAGAATATTATTTAAAGCATCAACTAATACTTTAAAATCTCCGTGTACATTCACGGGATCTGAAGCAATAGGATATTGCATAGTAGGATAGTTAGATGACGCTTGTGGCATAATCTTTATTATACCACCCTATAAACTTGACTTTTCAATAAATTTCATGTTATACTTGGTAGTAACACCTACCAAGGTGTTATTGTTTTCTAAGGAGGAAACTATGATTAAATTTATCGAAAGAAACAAAGAGATCATTAGCATACTCAGCATACTGACTTTAGTAGCGACTTTGTCAAACGCTGCTAATGCTGAAACACAAATAAGTGACAAAAATAATTTGAGTATAGAACAGGCTCAGGAGCAAGGAAACGCCTCGAAAGAGGTTTTTTTGGTTTCTAAGGCTAAAAAGTTAGAGAGTTTTGAAAATAAGGTTTCTCTTACCGATACCGAATTAAAGCAACTCCTTTCCCTTGTAGGGTTTAAGGGGCAAGATCTTGTAGTGGCTTGGGCCATTGCCAAGAAAGAATCTAATGGTAGGCCTTTAGCATTTAATGGCAACCACAAGACTGGGGACTCCTCTTATGGAATGTTCCAAATTAATATGATTGACAACTTGGGTCCAGACCGTAGGGATAAGTTTGACTTGGACTCTAATGCTGAATTGTTCAATCCCGTCAAAAATGCAGAGATTGCATATTACATGTCTAGGGGTGGAGAAGACTGGTCTTCGTGGAAGGGTATTACTCCAAAGACCAAAATGTGGATGAAAAAATTTCCTAAGTAAAATATAATAACTAAGAGCACCTGTAGGATAAAACCTATGGGTGCTTTTTAGTTTCTTAAAACAAGATTTATGGATGCTCTTGGGGCTTTTAAGGTTTCAACCTCGTGAGGCAAATTCTTTGGTAAAAAAATGAAATCTCCCTCTACAACATGGTTTACATTTTCTAAATTTTCACCTGTTCTCCAAATTGCTTCACCCTTAACAACCCACTGAAACTGATCAACTTGGTCACGGTGCTTGCTTGCAACAACACCTCTGTTTTTCATTAATGAAATTAGGCAAAAATTACCAGTAAAAATTTCTGATGGATATTCAGAAAGCCCCCAACTATTTACGGGAGATAATTCAGGAATTACGGACAGGTATGGATCTTTTGGATCATACAAGTGAAATGCTAATCTTGACCAAAATCTACACTTTAATCTGTGATCAAGATATTCTTCTTCTAGGTTTCCAGTTGAAAGATATGATCTATCTGGAAAAACTTTTAGGTCATCATCGACAAAATCTGAGATAATTGGTAAAAGTGTGTCCCAGGACGGAAGAATAGGAAAAGCATTTTTAAATACATGAATTCTATTTTCTATGATTGCTTGCCTTACAAGATTCATATCTATGCTCATTTTAATTAATCTCCTTACTTGTTTCCATACTTAAGGCTCCATTCTTCTTCAGAAATATTTCCTTTTATAACATGAATATAGTTTTGATTTTTTGTATGCCACCAATGATCGGGCTCTACAAAATGGAAAAAAACCATTGCCACGTGCTGAGACTCTACATTTGGAAAATCTCCACGACCATGCTTTTGATCATTTCCATAATAAGCAAGTGCTTGATTTTCATACAGCGTGTAGTTTTTATCATCAACATTTAAATCCCATGGCTCTGTTTGATAAACACACATGTCTATTGTGTATGTACATGCATTGTCATCAACGTGAGTAAAAAGACTTGCGTATTCTCCTTCATAATGTGCAAAAACAGCATATGAAGGAACTAAAGTTTTGCTATCAAACACATCTCTTGCAAAAGGAACTAAATTATTCAAATAAGAATCAATAAAACTATCATTAAAAGTATATCTGCCAAAAGATTTATCAAAATCTTTTTCTAGTTTTGGTTTGTTGTATAGGTAAGACTTTAATGAGTTAAACTCTTCTTTAGAAAAGAGATTTTTTAAAACTCTTGGCTCTTTTATATTTGTCATCTCATCCAACTAACTATTGCATACCTTGTTCCTTCTGTAACAGGAGATACAGAATGGTTGTAAACATAGGTTGATGGAAAGACAATCATTTGGTTTGCTTTAGGTTTAAAAGAAAGATTAAACCTTGGAAAGTTTATCTCTCCTCCAGAATAGTCGTCATTAATATAATATAATGTGGAAACCCTTCTATGAAAATCTGGGTGATCATCTACATGGTTTATAAACTTTTGGCCTACTCCATACTTTAATATTTGATAAGAATCATGCCATAAACAATTTACGGCGTAATTATTTTGATAATTAATTTCTAGCGGAATTAAATTTTCTAAAAAAAGATTAGAAATCGATGTGTTAAACGCTGCACTTAAACTTGAGTAATCTTCTTTTATTGTTTCTGAATATGGAATAGTTATGGTTTGAGTATCTCTTGAATTGGTGTCTGTTACTACTTCTACTTTATCTCCAACACCTGATTTTACTTGAGCCGAACCCCATTCTATTTTTGCTGACTCCATTCCTTCTTCAATATCAAATACAAGAGTGTCAAAAATTTCTTTAGGAATTACATTTTCATAAGACATTATCCCTGGGGCAATTTCAGTTCTTACTATAGCCCTGTATTTATTAAAAATAACTCCTTTGTCATTTTCCCAAAATACCTTTTCCATGTTACCACTTTCCTAGAGGACAAGTTGCTTTTTCTAGTTTTGTTTTTGCTATCATAAAACATCCACACTTTTTGCATTGACTAGTTAATTTAATTAATTCTGGACATGCTTTACATATAGAGTATCTTTCTTCTGCTACCTCGGAAGATGCCCATTCGGTTGCAGGATTGACAATATCCCAAGGCCTTGTTTCTCCTAGATTTTGTTTATATCTTTGCCAAGGAGTTAATTCTTCTGACATATACACTCTTTTCTACAAGTTATTTTGATGATATCTATTATACACTAACAACCACAAGTCGTACAACAGGATGGGCAAGGCTCCCAGCAATAATTTCTAATGCAGCCTTCGCATGATGCTGGTGTTACAGGAGTAACTGGTGTAACTGGGGTTACAGGAGTAACTGGGGTTACAGGAGTAACTGGGGTTACAGGAGTAACTGGGGTTACAGGAGTAACTGGGGTTACAGGAGTAACTGGGGTTACAGGAGTAACTGGGGTTACAGGAGTAACTGGGGTTACAGGAGTTACAGGGGTTACAGGAGTAACTGGGGTTACAGGAGTAACTGGGGTTACAGGAGTAACTGGGGTTACAGGAGTAACTGGGGTTACACTAGGTGGGAAAATTACTGGACAACATACGCTTCCTTGACATGGTGGTGCTGCAGGATATCCACTTGTGCTACATGCAACGCATGTTGATGATTCATTTGTAGTAGAGGTATAAGTATATGTACCACTGTCTGCATCACGTGCATTACAGTACCAAGTTGTTGCAGGAGTAACTGGTGTTACAGGGGTAACTGGTGTTACTGGTGTTACTGGAGTAACAGGAGTAACTGGAGTAACTGGTGTTACAGGAGTAACAGGAGTAACTGGAGTAACTGGTGTTACAGGAGTAACTGGAGTAACTGGAGTAACTGGTGTAACTGGAGTTACAGGAGTTACAGGGGTAACTGGTGTTACAGGGGTAACTTCATTACATGGGAATGGAGGTGCTGATGGATACGAAGTTCCAGTTGGTCCATAAACACATGTTGTATTTGAAATACCACCTACACAACCACTTGTATTTGTTGAACTTACATATGAATAAACATCTCCCGTATTTTCAGTTGTTGTGCAGTAGTAAGCAGAGGAAGTAGGGCAATTAAGGTTAGGAATTGCTCCACCTAGACCACTTTGAACATTTGTTAGTGTGCCATTACATTGTCCTTGAAGAGACATAGATGCAAGTTCTGCTGTTGTTCCTTCACCTACCAACTGAATACCATTACAGCAGCCAGTTGACCAATAATCATTATTTACAGAACAATCTGGAAGTGTGGCTGTTCCTGTTGTAGTAGAAACGCTAGAAAGTGTAGAAGAACATTGTGAATCTAAGTCTGCTAAAGCCTCAGACTCTGTGTTTCCAGCACCAGCAAGTGCAACTCCATCACAACAACCAACGGCTGTCCAATTTCCTGGAGTTACAGGGGTTACAGGAGTAACTGGAGTAACTGGTGTTACAGGAGTGACTGCTGGAGTACATCCTGGTATTGGGCTAGTGCTTACTCCGCCTTGAATCTGATTATTAATTCCTGGCTCATCGGCGTCGCAAGCAGCATTTAGTCCTGTGACTGCAGCACTACTGTTGGCATAATTTCCTTGTACTCCTGCACCATTGTTACAGCATGCATAATAAGTTGTTAATGTTACTGGGGTTACACTACCACAGTTTGTAGGAAGTGCTGGGTAAGAGCCTGATTGGCATGTAAACTGACTTACATTATCCCAGTTACCATTTACGAATGCCTGCAAAGATCCGCAGTCTGTAAAGTTAAGGTTTTCTCCTGCTTCGCTTGGTGTTGAGTTAGAACAGAATGTTGCATATACATACTCAGGTGCTGGTGTTACAGGTGTTACAGGAGTAACTGGAGTAACTGGTGTTACAGGGGTAACTGGTGTTACTGGGGTAACTGGTGTTACAGGAGTAACTGGAGTAACTGGTGTTACTGGAGTAACAGGAGTAACTGGAGTAACTGGTGTTACAGGAGTAACTGGTGTTACAGGAGTAACTGGTGTTACAGGGGTAACTGGTGTGACTGGTGTTACAGGGGTAACTGGTGTGACTGGTGTTACAGGGGTAACTGGTGTTACAGGGGTAACTGGTGTTACAGGAGTAACTGGTGTGACTGGTGTTACTACTGGAGGATCAGCAAATACTGCTGTTATTGTTAGGTTGCCATTGCATGTAATTGTTTGTCCTGCAGAAAAATTAGGGTATTGAGGTGGGAATGAACAATTTGAATCTGATTGAACATAATATCCAAAGAATCCACCCATTCCTGCTCCAGGTGTTGGAGTTGTTAAAGGTATTGTATATGATCCAGTGTGGGTTGTGTTTGGAGGACAGTTTGTTCCACCTCCACAGTTATATGTTACATTAAAGAATGTTTGTGAACTTGATCCTTCATAAATATCTCCGTATGCAACCCATGTATCTGTTGCAATCTTAACTAAAACCGCATGTCCATATCTTGCATCAATAAATAATTGAGAATTTTTGCTATTAATTGTAACTCCAGATGCTGGAACAAAAGTTGTAACTCCAGAACCAGCCTCAACCAAAGTATACTTATATCCAATAGGAATATTTACAGCAGAATTTAATGGGACAGTTAAACTCATTGAGGATGATGTGTTTAATAAGATTGTTTTGTTAACATCGAGGGGATCTAAAGTAAATCCAGATGTCTTAGTTATTACAGTGTTATCATTTAATAGTTGTGGCTCAAGATCAAATCGTAAATCAACAGAATTCCAATCAATACCGTTTCCTGCTAAGGCTGGGTATCCACCTGTTGCGTTAGCAAGTGCATCCACTATTGCAGCAGCAACAAAGTTTTCGTCTGCTATTGGAAGCCATTCTCCGTCATGAGCAAAATATAATTTTCCTGTTGAAATGGCATGAGCAATATATCCACCATTGGCTGATGCTGCTGGAAAATCATTGATAGTGGCATAAGAAAAAGAAATATTTCCAGTTTTTAGTCTATTAAGATGATAAGCAATTGATGGGTTTGGAATAAGTGCAGGGTTTGTATTAGCGCCATCATATTCGTATGTTCCATAATGGTAAAGTCTTAAGGCTGCCTGGATATCGGCTGCATCTGAAAGTCCTGGAATTTTGGTGTTAAAGAGTCCGCTACCACTAACGGTATTATCAATATTCTCTTCTGCCACTATAAATCACCTCTTGCCATTATACCACCGTAATAAATAAATGAACACGCTTTGGACCAGCCATAGGCTGCCAAGCGTTATCGATATATTCTACACCCTTTATTTGAAGTGGTAGTGCTCTAATTGGACTATCTATTACATCGTTGACTACAAGGCTTGTTGAAACAGGTCCTCCAGTTGGTGATGAAACAGAATACTGAATACTAAAGTTTGCAGATGTAAGGTTTATCTCGTCTGCAATTTCTGATAGATTAATTGGCGGTATTGTAAGAATTCCATTAACAGCCGTAACATCTTTAACAGATGAATAATAATTTGTCTTTAAAGTAAGTAGCGGAGTCCATTGTAGTCCTCCTCCAGTAGAAACTTTTTGAAAAACTGTTTTATATGTTGTTGAGTATGGACTATAATCTATTGCAATGTCCAAAGCCTGTGTTTCTTGTACGATTGTAGAGGCTACGCTGGTATCTCTGGGATCTCCAAGAACTCCAACAATAATACTTCCACGATCTCCTTGTGGTCCAATATCTAGATCAAGGCTTATTGTCTCTGGACCACCAAAAATTGTTAAGTCGTCGTTAGATAATAAGATGTCTGCCATTATGCTCCTGGCTGAGTTGCAGGTGTAGCACCTGTAACTTGATCCGTAACAGTTATTGTTCCAGTAAGCAAAGTTTGAATAATTTCGTATTGACCGCTTCCTGGAAGTCCTGCTGGCTTTCTAACTTCAACGTCATAGACATATTCTGTTCCAGCAAGAAGTAGGTTTCCTTCTGTTGGCCTGATAGCACACTGAACAAATGTATTGTCATCTGAAACTCTAGCAAATCCTTTTCTTACTTCAGTTGCTGCAGATCCACGAGCATTTGCAATTGTAAACTGTGCGCTATCATATGGTGCATGTGCTGGCAAAGAGTCTAACTCTACATCATCTGGAAGGCTTGCAAAATTTGTTGGCACATAAAATGCACTTAAATCAAAAACCGTTCCATCATTTTTCTTCGGGTAGATACGAAATTCAAAGGTATCACCCTTATAGTAGTTAAAGTCGTAGGTTGCTGGAAATGCCATGGTTTTATTATACCACGCTGACGTAGATAGAATTAAGGATTACGGAAGCATCAAAGTCTGTACGGATTTGCGGTATTGCACCACTTCCCCACATGACAGAATCTTCTATAAATATTTGCTGGGTAGCAGAAAGATTATAAACATTCTGGTATTTCAAAGATCCCATAAACTGAACAAACTCCTGATCCTTTTTTGCAAAATAAGTCCTTAGCCAAACCTCAGTATTAGATGTATAGGTGGTTAGTTCGAAGTTATATGTTATGAATACTTGGGATCCTTCTTTTATACCGTGGAAGTTTAGCATTCTTTGATGACTGTTCCATAGGCTGGTGCAGCCCTTTGGCATGTATTTTTCATTTTGGGTTTTATCTTTAGTATCTAGCCAAACGGAAACCCATCCGTCATCGCCTTGGGTAATTCCTAATTTTATAGGCTTGATTGCGCTGTTTGTATATGATGCCCAACCTGCCTGTTGTCCAGATGCTGATAAAGAACTTTCTCCATCTTTGCCTGGTAGTCCTCTTTCGCCTTTAGGCCCAATGTTTCCCGTGAAACCTTGTTCGCCTCTTTCTCCATCTCTGCCTGGTGGGCCTGGTGGTCCTTGTGGTCCAGGGACTGGAACAAAGTTTAGTGTGGAGTCTGGTGATAACTGTGTTTCTGCAACTTGAGCGGTTTGACTAACAACTTGTGCAGCATAAGAAGATTTTTTTGCACCAGGGAAGTCCATAGATTTAGAAACAGCCATGGAGTTATTATCTCACGATATTATGCCTGAATGTTTACATCAATAGATGTAATGATTCCGTTTGTAATATTAAAGGTTTGATTCCCAATAGTGAATGATCCTGTTGCTCCAGTTGAAACATTTAGAGATCCATTAATCGTTAAGTCATTATTAATTGTTACTGGTGTATCTATTGTTGTATTTCTTGTACCACTTAAATTTGTAACCTGTATGTCACCATTAAATGTTGCGCTATGAGCAATAAGATCCATGAGTGCTGTATATCCATCTTGAACAGATAGACTCATTGTTCCTGCTGGATTAATTGTTTCATCATCTATTTGTCCAGTTACTACAAGGCCGTTTGTTAGCGTATCTACTTCTTGGATATCTCCAATAGTTGCTATTTGGTTTTCTGGAGTAGATAAACCATTTAAAAATTCTCCATTGTTTCCACCTATAAAAACTCTATCGTCAGCAGATACAAGAATATTAGATCCAGGACCAGTGACAATTCCGTCAACAATTAGGAATCCATCTTCTGCTGGATCTTGTGGTACAGATGCTCCATCCCAATAATTAAGTTGACTTCCAACATCTCCCTTTTCTGCAACAGGAGTCCATGACTCGTTAATAGCGCCCAATGTTGGAGGGTATCCAGGATTAAGTGGATTGCCAGTTCTTACATATGTACCGCCATTATAATAAACAGCAACTCCTAAGTTGTAAGAAGCCCCATTATCATATGCACCTACTAAAGTAAATGGAGTTGATCCGTCTGCACCATCGGCACCATTTGTACCGTTTGTGCCTTTTGCTGCAATTAAATCAAACTTAGATGTATCGGTTGGTAGTGTGCCAGTAGTTGTAATTGCTTTTGCATAATAAAGTTGTCCCTCATAAGTTACAAGATCTCCAACTGCATAGGCAGCATTAGATTGCCAAGCACCCTGATATGACCATAGTGCGTCTTGTCCGTTTTGTCCTGTTTGTCCTGTTTGTCCTTGTGGACCCTGTGGTCCAGTTTCTCCTGGATCTCCCTTGTCTCCAACTGCGCCTGGCATTGGAACAATCTTAATAACTGCCATTATAGTGTACCCCCTGGTGTAACATCGCCTAATACTTGTATGGTACCAATAACTGGAGTCCAAACAGTGTCTTCAATTTCTTGTGGGATTATTACCTGTAGGTCAAATGGTAGTTGAGCCACAACAGATGCATATTTTAGTCCCCAGTTTTTTGTAACTGAAGGGTAGGCAGTAATATCTACAAAACCATCTCCAGGCTCACAATCCAGGGCATCTAAAACATTACCAGACTGATCATAAGCAGTTGCTCTAAAAATCCATCCAGTAGTATCATAATAATCTACTTCATTATCCTCATAGAACTCTACTCTCAGAGTCCCAGTATCTCCTCTAACAACGCTCCACTGCATAGTGACTGGATCGGCACCAAAAGCAAGAGAAGAGTGAATAGGCATACTGTGATTATACCATAAAAATTGACTAATACCAGGGTCGGTGGGTATAGGACAAACCAAGGTATTAGCCAACAAGAAAATTATACCATAAAGGACAAAACGGACATGATATAAAAAGTTTACCAAATTGTTACAATTGGATATGTCCGATTTGTCAAGGTTTGTCTTTTATGCCAGGATTGGGATGGTGTATACTTAAATATATATAAGAAAGAAAGATATCCTTATAGTTTTAAAAACTATCTTTATATATTATATATAGTATATAGCAAATTATTTTTTAGAGTTAGCAATATGATCAATTAAAATTTTATACATCTCGTCTAACTTTTCTTCTTGACGATTTCTGGATTTAATTGAATCAACTCTTTGTTCATCCAAAGCCATTTCTAGCCTTGTGACGGCATCTCTTAGACTGGATCCAGAATTCGGCTTAAGTTCGATTAGATAATGTTTTACTAACCACTTGATTCCAAAAGCGATAGATGATACAATTGTTAAGATGGCTACGATTAGCGAAGCCCAATCTTGTACTGACATAAGATTATTATAAGGGGTATATTTAATAAAAATGAAAACGGACATACTCGATACACTGGAGCATTCTCGGAATTTAATTATATCTCCTGACATGGATGGTTTTATGACCGCAAAATTAATAGAGCGTTTTAACGGTTCGAAAATAGTGGGTTCATACGACAAAAACATTTTATGTCTCGCCGACGGGATAGATCCAGAGCAATGTTTGTTCGTCGACTGCGATATGAATCGACAAGAGTTTGTATCTCTCGGAAATCATATGCGCCGATTAGAAGACGGTATGTCAACTGAGTCTTTCAATCCGAATGTACATTTCGGCATAACGACTTACAGCGACAAGTTTCCTTTCGCAACCGCTTTTTTGATTAGTTTCGCAACAGAGGTTCAAACCTCCAATACAGACCTAATACGCATGGCTTTTGCTGATTCAACACTACGCAATATGGAGAAATACAGCAACAACATGCGAAACTGGTCTGATAGGATGGATCATCCTGCAGTAAGGTACATAATGGACAATTCGGACATTGCAAAAGCAAATGATGTACAGGCAAGGTTTGATTATGTTGATCAATCATTTACATCAAAAAGATACGGCAAGCAACGTTATTTGGATACCCTAAATAAGGCCCTAGAAGCCCAGGGGATGAAGTTTGAACCACTAACCAAGGGTATCAAGTACATATGCGACAAAGTTGGCATAGAAACGCTAATACGGTATAATAGAGATATAATTTCGTACGCCGAAATATTTACAGGGGAGTACTCTGTAACTTACGACCAAGAAAAGGAATGGGTATGACAAAAGACGAAGCAGTAAAAATTATGATGGACAGCATCAATGCTGACAATCTAGCACTTGGACTACAGGCTGGTTTAAAAGAAGATGATCTTAAAGCACAAATTGATCAATCTCAGCCAAGCCTTGTGTTTATGATGGGTAATATTTATGATAAGTTAAAAGATGGTGGAGTAATTGCCTAAGTATCAATACCGTCCGATTCTTGAGAAGGTTAAAGAAACCTATTTAGCAAATGCCAAGACGGAGTACAAACCAGGTTTTGACATTGAGTCAAATATCAGACTTGTTATTGAAGCAGACACACAAGAGTTAGCGGACCTATCTAGATATGGGTTTGTAGATATTCGTATGTGGGAGTTAGTAGAAGACTAAGCGCTATTACGGATAAATTGTGCTATAGCGTGTGATGCGTTATGATACATACCGTGGAATTTATTCTCAACTTGTTTTGCTATTTGTGCCCTGAGTTTTTGCTCAATTTGAAAAAGCAAAATTGCTTGTGCTTGCTCTACAGTTAATTTTTGTTGATCGCTATCCATTTTTGCAACTACAATCTGTGCAGCATGTTTCTGAAAATATTTTTACTGCCAGGTTTTCATATTCTGGTCTTCCTAAGTCTTCCCAAAATTTTTCTCTACCCATGTTATCTGTTACTGGCATAGGTTTTGATTCTAAAGATAAATTTTCATCCCAGGCGTTTTCTAAGTTATCAAAAAACCCTATACCCATGTTATTCCTCTGTGTCTGCTAGTGGTGTATCTACAGGTGGCTTTGAACTGTGTGATGTTGTGCATGTACATGCTTCGCAACACATTGGTCCATCATATGCGGTTTCGGTCATGAATCCATTATATCACAATTAGTTAAAAGAGTCTCCACAAGCACATCCACCAGCAGCATTAGGGTTATCTATGGTAAAACCCTGTTTCTCGATAGTGTTTACAAAGTCCATTGAGGATCCATCAAGATAAGGCCAAGACATCTTGTCTATGCGTATATCAAAGTCTTTATATCTTACTAGTTCGTCTCCATCTTTAGTCTCATAGTCAAAATATGTCTGATATCTCAAACCAGAGCATCCTCCAGGCTGAACTGCTAGTCTTAGAAATAGTGGTCTATCTGGCATAGTTATTTGGTTTTCTTTTATAAGTTCCGCCACTTTTTTGATTGCTTGCTCTGTAAGTTTCATGATTCTATTATACAGTAAATCTGAAAAAAATTGTAAAACCCATATACCACAAAATCTGAATATTTTGTTTAGATGTATGATACATAAATAAACAGAAAATGATCAAAAAAAATAGTGAGCCCATAGACCCACTATCTTTTTGTTTAGTTGTTTATTTTTTTACCTTGTATCCAGCCACTATGGATTCCAATGAGTGGTGCGTCTATGTTCAACACTGTTCCAATGGGTAGTGCGTGGGTCATCTTCTCAATGAATACCAGTACATCCCCCTTAGTGTCAAAACTCATACCCTTAGTGGAGCCTGTTGTTGTTGTTAGTGTTACATTTATCATTTAGTTATTCCAATCTAATTCTATTCCGTCATTTTTTGTATCCACGCATTGACATGGTTCTACTGAGTAATCATTCTCATCAC